CCACCAGTAAATCCTCCCTGTCCACCCCCACCTCCAAAATTCATTGTTATTAGGCTTGCTGTTCCAACTGCTCCTCCCCCAGTGCCACCTGCTCCATCTCCATTTGCCCCATTTGTTCCAGCAGCACCATTACCACCTCCACCCCCACCTGAAGCTGATCCAGTATATTCATCTAATCCTCCACCTCCGCCATTTCCATTAGCACTAGATGTTAGTGATTTAGCCCCAGCAGTTCCCTCTCCACAATATTGAGGGTTATTATCGCCTCGTCCATCTGTAGAAGCACCAGATAAATAACCCTTACCAGTTGCGGTCAATGTTCCAGTTATCGTTGTTGTGCCACTACAGAAAAATGGGATTATTCCCCCTACAGTTCCATTCCAAGCCTTAGCTGTTAAAGTGTGTCCAGAGTTCTGGGTAAAAGAAGAATATTGGGGCATTACAATTACTTGAGATAGGGCTGCATAGGTATTGATTAATGGTAAAGTTAAAGTAATTGTTCCTGCGGTATAGCTTGATATTCTATTAAGTTCCCACTTACCCACATTAGCTGTACCTCTGGTTTGATGGATTAAAATAAGTTGTCCTCCAGCAAATGAAGCGTTTGTAGCTGATAATGAAGTTTGTCCAGCTGTTCCAGTACACGCACTATCAATTGGTGCGTGGGTAGCACTAGCACTAGAAGAATAAGCCCCATCAGAGCCATTACCAAAGCCATAAAACCACTTACTTGTATCATCACTGCGAAATTGTCTAGAGGCCATAAGACCTCCTATCTATTTTTTGGATGGTCGTATTTCCTATGACAACTGATGCAAAGTTGTCTCCAGTCCGACATATCTCTTTTATAAGTTCTACTAATGTTTGACCATTCATAAGAAGTTGCTTTTTTATCCCCGCATAAATCACATTTTGTAGCCAGTCCATAAGTTTTATAGATGTACATATGTTTAGCTTTAATTTTAGCTTTTTCTCCAAGCCATCTCCTACTATCTTTACCAGTTTTACCCAATAGTGATTTACGAATTTTTTCTCCAATAATAGAAGCTGTTTTAATTCCCTTATTCCAAGAAATTTTACTGCATCTAAAACATTTACAATCCTTTTTATGTTTTGGAGGAAGATTTCCTTTTTTAAAATGGGTTCTGCCTGTATTTGACATAATCCCATTATATCATCTGTTCTAAAATAATTAAATTGTGACATATTATGCTGTCTGGATGTATTGTTTTACAACCAGATTTGTTCTTACTCTACCAGTTGATAATCCTGATGTAGCAGTATCTATATCTAGGGTCATTCTATCTCCAGCCGATAAAGCAGTTACCGAAGGAGTATTGCCCGTAGATAAAACTGCTGTTCCTGTGACTGATATACCAGCTGATAAGATTGTTGTTCCAGCCTTATTAACATCTATAGTTAAAGTTTTATCAGTCCCAGGGGCAGTATCAACTTCAACCTCTACCGTTTCAATTACCCATTTACCAGCTACAACTGTAGCGGGAATTGTAAATTCATCCTTACCAGTACCAGCAGAAATATCAGCAGTAGATAAAGAAATTACCGACCTTATCCATTGTCCTTTATACGCATCTAATAAGTAACCATCATAGGTATCAGTTCCAGTACATATCAATAAAAAGGCATCAGTAGCTGCATTGGTACAATTTAAGGCTGGAGCATTACCATCAGCCCATGTAACAGTGCCAGGGAAAGTAACTGTATGGGCAGTAGAATCTCCCCAAACTAATTTAATAATCATTATTTTTCCAGCAGTCATATTAGAGGCTGTAAGAGTAAGATTACCAGTAATAGCAGTTATCGTATGAATCATTCCATCATTTCTATCTAGAGCTACGGAAGAGGCATAGGCATGAGAAGCAATAGTTCTATTATCAATAAGTTCTTCTTCAATGGCTTCAATAGCATCATTGGCATCTGCGTGTTGGGTAGCATGGGCTGGAGAATTAGTTTTATCAGTAGAAGTTGGATTAGTAAAAGTATCTTTGGTCGTTGGAAATGTGATTGACATAAGTCCTCCTTAAATTAGTATATACCAAAATTTATTTAATTACTAATTTTGGTGTATCTGTATGTATATTTATCTTAGCATTATTTTGAGTAATTTTCATACTGGTTTGTGTTTTAGTAATGATTATTCTTGGTCCATACATTGATATATCAACATAGGTAGTAGTTGTAGATGTACTTGTAGAGGTTGAGGTGCTGGTTGTAGTGGTACTGGTAGAACTGGAAGTTGAGGTGCTTGTAGTAGTGGTGCTGGTACTGGTAGTGGTCGATTCAGTACTTGTACTGGTAGAACTGGAGGTACTAGTACTGGTTGTAGTCGTTGAACTTGAAGTGCTACTGGATGTAGAAGTTGTAGTGGTACTGGTAGAGGTTGAAGTACTGGTAGAACTACTGGTACTGGTAGTGGTAGTAGAGGTACTTGAACTGGTACTGGTAGTAGTCGTTGAGGTTGAGGTAGTTACACTTACCGTTGTACTGGTACTGGTCGAAGTTGATGAACTTGTGCTTGTAGTTGTAGTACTACTAGATGTACTTGTGGTAGTAGTTGAAGTACTTGTTGAGGTTGAGGTCGTGGTAGTTGAGGTAGAACTGGAGGTACTGGTACTGGTTGTAGTCGTAGAACTGGAAGTTGAACTGCTAGTACTTGTAGTGGTCGTACTGGTTGATGTTGTGGTGGTTGAGGTACTAGTCGAACTGGAAGTTGATGTGGTTGTAGTTGAGGTTGACGAACTTGTTGATGTACTAGTGCTGGTACTGGTAGTTGTGGTGGAACTAGATGTACTGGTTGATGTGGTAGTGGTTGAACTGGAAGTGCTAGTAGATGTGGTAGTGGTAGAGGTACTGGAACTGGTACTGGTTGTAGTTGTAGAAGTAGAAGAACTTGTAGAGGTTGTAGTTGTACTGCTAGAAGTACTACTGCTTGTCGAGGTGGTAGTAGTACTGCTGGAAGTAGAACTAGAGGTAGATGTCGTTGTAGTTGATGTACTGGATGAAGTAGAAGTAGTCGTGGTACTAGAACTGGTACTACTAGAGGTGCTTGTAGTTGTAGTACTTGTGCTAGAACTTGTTGAACTAGAAGTAGAGGTAGTTGTTGTCGAGCTGGATGTTGATGTACTAGAACTGGTACTTGTAGTAGTTGTGCTACTTGAGGTAGAGGTAGTTGAAGTCGAAGTACTACTGGAAGTACTGGTCGATGTCGATGTAGTGCTGGTAGAGGTAGAACTGGACGTCGAAGTGGACGTAGTGGACGTTGATGTACTTGTACTGGTTGTAGAGGTGGAAGTAGTAGAACTACTTGATGTAGTAGTAGAAGTAGATGTTGTTCCACCTGCTGTATAGGTGGCATAGATGGAGAACATATCTGCACCACTCATCCCAGATGGGTTAGTTGGGGTATTATAATTATTATCACTTTCGTATTCTCCACCAGCCCCAGAGTCTTGCCTACCATAATATCCACTTCCTCCAGTAACTATACCTACATAATAATTATTTCCACTTACTACTGTTGGTTTTGATGTATATGTAATGGTTGCAAAACCGGTACTAGATGTTGTTCCGGCATCAGAAACTCCATTTGCTAATATAACACGAGGATTACCATTGTTAGTTACTATACCTTTCCATGATTTTCCGCTAGAATAAGAGGCTAAACTTATACTATCTACATTACCTGATATACTTGCCAAAGCATTATTTCTTACTAATAAACAACAATTAGCTGAATAATTATTACCACTACTAGCACCCCTATTTGTATACCCAAACGTAGGGTCAACAATCACGGGATAAACTGCTTCATCTAAAAACTTTTGAGGAATTGTTACGGTAAGCAGTTTGCTGACTACATCAACATTCAATTCTCCCCATACTTTGTTGCCTTTACTATCGCTTATTTCTGGTCGGTAGATATGAAATGCCTTACCTGTTTTATATTCCATTCCCGCACTATCATTCATACCACCTTTAGTCTTGTGATAGACTGCATAGCTTCCCACTACATTTTCAGGTCTATTTGCACCTCGGTCTTTTTCTTCTTGAGTAAGTTCTGGCTGGTAAAAGAAATTTAACTCTTTAGTTTCAATGCTAAACTCTAAAACATTTGAGACGGGTGGTTTATCTAAGACCACATTAAACTCATACGCACCTTCTGGATGTTGGTCGCTTGTACCCAGATCAAAGTATTCAGCTTTTACATCTCCATTTTCCCAAATAATCTTTTCATCTTCTTGAGTAATTACCTCATCTGCTTTTTCGTCTGTTTTTAATCTAGCCGAGAAGTTTACTTCATTTGACCATCTAGACACTTTAACCTGTGGATAGAATTGATTTGGTTGTTTGTCATCTCCCACGACCACTTTTATCTCATCTTTGGGGTTTTCTTTAGCAGTTAACGCATAGGATAGAGTATCCACATTTAATACGGGGATTTTGGGTTCTGATACGATTTCAGCGTCTTCTATAGGCATATTATTCTAATACAGAATTAGTTTTAAAATAAATTACTCCCTCGCTTGTTATCTTGTTGTTTACTAAATCAATGTATTGGGGTGGCATCTTAAATACAGCATACTTGGGGATTTTAGCCAATACATATCCATTTTCTTGGACTGCATACTGTCCATCAGAAAGTTCTCCTGTTGGAGTATCAAAAGTTATTATTTTACTATGGACTTCATTTCCTACTGGATGACCAAATTCTTCTTCAGTAATCTCAGTTTTTACTCCATTTAAAATAGAATAACATTTATTACCTAATATATTGACTCTTTGGATAGATATTACTGGCATAAAAAAAGATTCCAACTGGAACCTCTATTTAATAATATAGCACAATCTATTCTAGTGTAGGAGAGGAAGCTGTGAGGTTCCAATTTATAGATAGATAAACTGGCACTTCCTCTCCTGCATTAAACTAGATGTCTATAATACCTATTTCTGGTATACGATACATTGGATGTTTACTTCCATCCTCTGCTGTCCAATGTCCCCAAGGGTCAAAATGTTGTCCATTATTCTTGTCTATGGGCCAGAGTTCATCTCCATTAGCCCAACATAATTCTGGAACTACTGGAAGTCCTGTATCGTTAGTTGTGTCCTTTGTTTGCCCCCACCAATGCCATACCCAAGAAAGCGTTGTGCCCACCATCCTTAACCCTTCCCTGTAACATCTGGCATCCATATCATAATCTTCTCCACCACCTGGATAAAACTTTTCCTCAAATAATCCATAGGTATTAAGAAAATCACTTCTAAACGTAGTACACCATGTAGCAATCGCATCAATTACGCCATTCTTTTGTCTGGGAAATGAATCTGGTAAGCCCTGAACTTGGGAAAAATCTCCCTTTAATAAAAAGTCGTAATCTTCCTGTGTATATTCTTCTTTATATGGTAATAGGTCAATGTATTTTCCATGTTCCAATCCATATCCCCATCCTGGTTCTCTTGGGCTCATGGGATTAACAGCCATAATTCTTTTATCTTGGTTAAAAGTTTCAATGATACCATCCCACCATTTTGAATTAATAAATTCAATATCATCATTCATACAGGTTACATATTTTGATTTCCACCTTAAACCATGAATAATGCCTTCGTTCATAGACTTAGAAAATCCGAGGTTTCTATGTGGTCTTAATTTAAGGTGAATCCGCTTATCATCTGGTAAACCATTAAGAGTTTGGTCAACTACAATTACTGCACACTGTGACATATCAGTATACTTATATAACGAATTTAGACATTTTGTGATATATGTAGGTCTAACTGGATTGATGACAAAGGTGGTAGTAATCATAATAATCCCTTATTCCATGCTTCTGTAATAGTATAAAACTCTGTCTTGTCATCCCAAGGAGTTCCCCTAATCTCTACTTGTTCAAATCCATTTCTACCACTTTCATCTGGTGTCATCATATTCCAGGTGTGCATGTGAACTATCTCTGGTACATCATCCACAATTACGATTTTGTCATAATCAAACAGCCCCTTGTTATAGATACGGTCAAATATAATGTAATCCATATCTTTTAGGGCTTTGTAGACAGCCAGTTTGTCTAGGTTAATCTTGTCCTCTGGAGCTGCTGGATAACCGTTAGTGTTGGGAGTAATAGACCAACCAGGAGCCTTAAATATCTTGGCATAGCCTAATTGTTGAGCTCGTTTTAGATAATTGATAGCAGTATCATAATCCCACCCATAACACTCAAAGTTAGATTCATGATTCCAGCCATGTTGGGCTATTTCTATCCAGTCAAATCTTCTCATTAAATCCAACATCACTTGACTAGTTTTATCTGGAATAGTGAATAAGGTTATCCTAAAATTGGGATATTTTGACTTCCAGTAGAATAAAAAGTTTAATCCATTTCTGCTGTAATGGTCACAGAAGTCATCAGCTTCACAGATTGCTAGTGGTTTTATCTCCCAAGTATTCACAGGTTTTTTAATAAGGTATAACACACCTCATTTCTATTTTTATAATGTTCACCAGAATAAGATTGTCCTACTCCTCCCTCTGGTAATTCGGTTAAGTCAGATTCACTATCTATGGGAATGACAACATTATCACCAAAGTTAAGTAGTTTATTGCCCAGACATAAATACACATCATCTAAGGATTTCTTGGGTAGTTCTGGATGTATGGCTCTTATTTCCAGTCCAGCCATAAGCAAATGAGTAGGTACAAAATAGGTACGGATAATAATATCAACTGCTGTAGGCACAGTTACTTCTCCTCTATTGATTGGAGTATCGTTAGTATAGGGAGTTTTACCCTCTCCGAGGATAGAACCCTCCAGTCCTAAGATTTCATTATTAGTAGCATAAGTTAAGAAGTTTTCTAATGTATGTGTACGAACTGTAAGGTCATCGTCAATAAAAAAGCAATAATCGCTGTCAGAAGCTGCACCAATACCAAAACGAATAACAGGTAAAAAACTAGCAGAAGCCTTGATGGTAATGACCCTCTTATCTTCATAGTTTATATCTGGATTATCTATAAATATAATAATTTTTTCTGGTTTAACCGTACCAGATAAAAGATCATCTACTATCCGTTTTAAGTTATTTTCTCTTTCTTTATAATGACTTAATATAATAGCAGTTATGCTCATAATCTTACTGGTTCCTTTCTAAAATATACTCCAAAATAACTATATCCATATTGAAATCCATTTAACTCTTTCCATTGGTCATCAACAAATAATTTACTTACATCAGCTTCTGTCATAAAATCATTCTTTTCTGTAGCTGGTGAATTTGGTTCGTTTTTATAAGCCCAAGATGTGCCTCCAAGCGGAACTGTGATAATAATTAGTCTGCGTATCTTCTGTTTTAATTGATTAATAAAGTGGTGCATATCATCTAAATGCTCTACTGTTTCAATCGTGACTGCTACATCTGCTTCTGGTAATTCATAAGTATTTAGATCTGCATTGATAAATTCAATGTTATCTCTTTTCCATACTCGTTGTGCATGGTCAATACATCCATCATCAACTTCAATTCCAACTACATTTTTAGAATGATATGACAATATATGTGAACCATATCCAGTACAACACGCAGCATCTAATACTGTTTCATGTGGATAAACCCATCCAGCAGCCAAATGGTATCTAGTAATGTGTGGTGTATTAGCACCAATAGCCCAGTTATATGGGTCTCCTCCGTAGTGTCCAGAAATAGTTATTCAATAAAACCAAAATTGAAGTATTTTAAATATGCTTCATTTCTGGCATTAATAGCCTCTTTAATATTTTTATAACACCCTATATGTATAGATTTATTTTTATATATTCTAACCCTATATCTTTTGTTAAGTATTTCTATTCCTCTATATCCAGAAGTGTTTGTATTATGTAACTTACTATTTAAAGCATTAACCATTTTATTAGTTGTTCTTAGATTTGATTTTCTGTTATCTAGTTTATCTTGATTAATATGGTCTGTTATCATTCCTTTTGGAGTATTATTAATAAATCTGTGCATCATAATTAATATGTTTTTGTTTTTACCATGTAACCATTGACTTCTTTGAGCATATCCAGTCTTTCCATAGTGCCATTTCCATTGGTTTAGGTAATCAAAAATATCTTCATCGACTATAGTATATTGATTTTTTGTTAATTTAATTTTCTTATATCCACTCATTATTTTTTAAGCAAAAATAAAGTGTTATATACTCTATCTTCGTTTATTCTTGAATCATTAATAACAGTTTCTAAATTTAGTTTATTTTTCTTAAATTCTTTTTCTAGTACTTGCATTGAGTATTCCTGTAAATGAGTATCATCCCATGATTTATCATCTGTTCTATCCATTTTATTTACGCTGTTTAAATGAGAACCATCTTCTAATAAAGATCTCCACAATACAATACATACATATTTACTACTTACTCTAGTAGCTTCAGCTATAGCATTTTTATAATCATTGGTATGGTCTAATGAGTGCATCAAAAGTACACATTCCCAACTATTATCTTTTTCGTTTAATTTACGCATATCTCCAGTTTCCCATTCAAGAGTTGGAAAATTATCTTTAGCTACCTTAATCATAGAACTAGAATAATCTATTCCCTTGTATTTTATTGGATAAGCGTGTTTAATAATTATTTCTCCTATCGGTCCAGTACCACAACCAACATCAAGTAAAGATACTATTTTTAATTCATTTAATAATTGCATTAAATACATTCTGTGCTTTTGTTCTCCATGTTGATATAAAGATTTAAAATTATCCCAGTATGTTGTCATATAAGTCTTTCTATTAAAATTAATAAATCCCTGATTCTGGCATCTATGGTAAATCTTTCCCTACCAATTAAAAATCCTCTGGCTGCTATTTTCTGTCTGGCACTATCGTGGTTTAGATAATAACTTATCTTTTGTTTACATTCTTCTATGGTATTAAAATATGCTACTCCATCTCTTAAAAACAATTCCATACCTGGAGCGTAGTGGGCCAGCAGAAAACCACCAAGGGTTAAAACTTTGCCGACCCTGTTGCTCCAGTACCCCCAGGTAGAGTCATCCACACTAAACTGGAGGATAATCTTAGATTCTGCAACTTTAGTCGCAAAATCATCTCCCCAGACCGCAGGCTCAGCATCTAACCCGAAGGAGAGCCAATCCTGGGAATTTGGAGAGAAAACTTTAAGACTACAATATTCTGCAATTTTAGGTAGCCAATCTTTCCGCAGTCCCTGTCCTATGCAACTGCCGAAAAATGTTACATCATATTGTTTAGGTAAAACTTGTGGAGAGATATTCTCATCAGCCACATCAAAGGGAAAATAGTATTTATTGGGAATAAAATCATATTGGGGGTGCATGACATCATTACCTAAATATAGGTCAGATTCTAAAACTACATCTTTGTGACTGTGGGGAAAACCATCCATCCAGTCCCATACCCAGTACAAAACCTTAGCTCCAGATTCTTCTCTCAGTTTACTAATATACATGCGGTCATCAAAGGCATGCCATTTACAAATAATATTAATGTCTGATTTTAAATCCAAATATTGATTCCATTCTTCGTTGACCTCACCACGACAATGTTCTCTCCAAACATCTCTGGGGATAAAGTTGACAATCTGTTTATGTTTTCTTAGTGAATTTACCAACAACACCTCATCCGCTATTTCACCAGTCATTCCAACTTGGGTATTTCCTATGAAATTGATTTTGTGTTGTTTGTATGGCATAAGACAACTTCTACCTCATATAACATCTTAGTTATTTGTTATACTTTGATATAAATAAGTCAATATCTTTAAAATCTTGGATTCTTTCTTTAATGGTTTCGTTATCCCAATCCCACCATTTAATGTTTAAGAGTGCTTGTATTTGTTTATATTCATAACGATACTTTAAAACTCTAGCTGGATTACCACCGATAACAACAAAGGGTGGAAAGTTTTTAGTTACAACCGCATTGGCTCCCACAATTACTCCATCGTCTAAGTGAACTCCATCCATTATAAAAGCCCGATGTCCTATCCAACAATCAGAACCAATTACTATCTTTCCCCTGCTTACTGATTTCTCAAAATAATCTAGTCCCTGCATTTCGGTAAATGGATAAGTAGTAACTGCTTTGGGATATTTGACTACTACATGGTTCATGTGACCACAGAAAGTTACATAATCTGCTACCGATGTATAGTTACCCAATTCAACCTCTGGTTCATAGTACTCGTTAATAAAATTACCACAATAAGAATATAATCCAGCCTTGATTGATTTGTATTGAGTGTCGTTTAGTATTTTCCCCATAGAGGTTTATATTTCAATTTATCCATTGGTATTGTAAAGTTAGCTTCCCAGATTCCATCGTCGGTTCTAGGAAAGCCCCATTTATCTTCAAAGTATTTAAAGTTGCGTTGCCAATGTTCGTGATTAGCTGGATTGAAAGTTCCAGAAGTTTGTGAGAAATGATAAACAAGTGAGTTTTGATTTTGTACTGGCTGAACTCCAGCTAATTTTATTTTATATTCCAAATCACTATCGCTATTTGAACCCCAAGGGTCATAATTAATATCATAACCTCCAATTAAATCCCATAGCTCTCTTTTAATAATAAAAGGTAAATTAAATCCTGTTCTACAAGATGGATAAGGAGGAACATGTGTTTCAGAATAATCTATAAATTTTTCTTTATCAAAATCTCCACCTGCCACTCCACAAAAATATTTAATAAAAGTAGGTGCTCCTTCATTTGGTTCTACTAATTGAGGAGAAATACACGAGTAGTCATTTCCAATATTATGAAACAATTTTTCTAGCCAGTTAGGTGGATAAATCTGATCATCATTACTTACCATTATCCATTCGGTATTGGTCATAGCTACTGCTGCATTTACAGCCTTACATTGACCCTGTTCCCATAAGTTGATTCTGGTAGATTTGGGATGTAAATACATTGGTAAATAACCAGGATCATTTCCATTAGAAGCTACAATCACTGGAATATCTGGAACTGTTTCACCCAAAGACGAAAGGCAATTAGCAAAAGCAAAATGTATTTTTTTATCTTGAGCTACATCTCCAGTAGAATTAAGAGTGGGAATAATAATAGTTAGATTATTTTTCACAAGACAATAAGAGTTTGGCTTCACCTTTACGCCAAGCTACTTCTCCTTTTAAAACTATAACATTTTTAAATCCAGCATCTTCAAATAATTTCTTGAGAGTTTCTTGAGTATAGCCCCATTTATGAGAGGGATGGTCTGTTATGCCATAGATATACTGAATGGCTTTTTCTTTATCTACACTATAATGAGCTACTAAAGCATCCATATCAGGTAAAGAAATAGCAATTCTACCTCCATCTATAAGTAGGCGTTTCCATTCCGCTAAGAGAACCTGGACTTCTTCCCGATTGAAATGCTCCAGGACATCGTGACATTCAATTATTTCAACTACTTTATCCTGAAAAGGTAATTTAGTCCGAATGTCCCAGAGCATATCAGTTCCACCATATACAGATACATCAATGTTTAAATATCCATCATACCAATAGTCTCCACATCCCAAATGAATCTTAATTCCTTTTCCAACTGGTCTTAGATAATGAATATGTGAATTAATTTCTGCATCCATATAACCTCCTATTTTGGTAGCCAAGTTTTATTATCATATGCTTCTTTGTTATCGAAACTTACTACATAGTCTTTAATGGCAGGATTATGTCCCTGCATTTCTGGAGTAAATTCTGCTGGATAACCCCAGTTACCACCATGTTCTGCACCAAAAGGATGATAGGCTCTTATTCTAGTTGCTATACCAGTTTTATATCCAATCTCTTGTAGTCTGCCACAAATAGTTCTTTCTTCGTGATTCCTGCCAGTCCTGATAACATGTTCCCAACCACCAGCTTTTCTAACTGCTTCGGTACGCATAATACGCATCACAGCACCGCACATGTTTCTCTCTTTGACATCTTCTGGATCATTGGGATCAATTCCTGCTGCACCTATAAATATATGAGGACAAAGTGAGATAGCTCCATAATCAGGTCGTTCATCCATAAACTTAACCATCTGAGTAAGCCAATCTGGGTTTAAATCTGGTACAAAAATATCATTATCTGAAGTAATGAAATATTCTGATTCTGCCATAGCTAGAGCTGTATTCCAAGCGTTGTGGATGCCAGTGTTATACGAAAATCTGGTCTCTAGGAATAGTTTATTCTGTTTGGTCAGTTCATCACAAACATCATTATTGCCCCCATTATTGATGACAAATAGTCTAAATGGATATTTAGTCCTTTCATACAAATAAGTAATAGTTTGTTCGGTGTAATATTGTCTTAGATAACAGGTTACGAAAATATCAATCGCTGAGTTCATGGTGTTCTCCTTTCGCTTTCTCGTCATGGTGTACGATATATACTGGTACATCATAAGTTTTAGTATGATATTTACGAGTATATTTGTAAAACAAAGCAAAATCTTGTCCCCAAGGATTGCCTAATTCACAGATAACCTTATGTGGTTCGGCTTCGTGATTAACCATAAATAAGTCTCTGACTTCTGGAAATTCTAATTGAAAGGCTGCACTAAAATCCCAAGGACTACCCATATAAAGAGTTCTGATTTTGCCATAATTTAATTCACTACAATCCACTTCTCTAATAACTCCATTATCATCACCAGGATAAGCACCTAGTTTTTCATACACAGACCGATGAAAGAAATAAGTACCATTCACAATAAGCCCTCTACCAAATATCTCATGTCCTACCTTTTCTTCTTTGGGTTTAAATGCTCCCCTGATATGTCCAGACCAATCTTTCCAAACATGATAGGAAGCTCCGTTAAACAGTCTATATTTAGGATTTTTTTTAATCATCTGGTTAAATATTTCAAGGGTGTAGGAAAAATACTCATCATCTGCATCTAGCAAGCAAATCCATTTACCCTCAGCATTTTTAAATCCTTTATTCAGGGCTGTCACTCTTTCGTTATGAACAGTCTTAATAAGTTTAGTGTTACTAAAACTATTTACTAAATCATCTATCTCAAAAGTAGAGCCATCATCTACGATAATGTGTTCGTAGTTCTGATAACTTTGGTTAGCTACACTTTTAAGACACCTATTAAGTTGTCTAAGTTTATCTTCGTGCCAGGCGTGGATAGTAGTTACAATGGAGAATTTCATTTTAAACTTCTTCTTTTTAATATAGCTTTTTTTTGATGTTTTAAATCATTATTAATTGCTTCCCATTCTCCTTTTTTCATAATACCACTGGCATCTTTACCACCTGTTTTAAGATTTCTAAAAACCCTTAATTTTGTTCTTATCTTTTCTAATTTCATAGATTCCACTTGTTTTTTATATACTCTCTGTTTTTATCCATAGCTTCATTAACTAACTCACCATGATTCATCATGGAAAAGCCTGTAGCCATACCTATATGATGTGTATTTACTCTCTTGGTAGATTTAAAAGTTAATCCAGCTTTTTCCAGTCTAAACTTAAAATCAATATCTTCTCCCCATCCGATTTCTATATTCTCATCAAACAGTCCTACTTTATCAAGGATTTCTCTTTTAAACATAAAACAGGAGAAATCACAAAAATCTGATAAGGTGTCTCCCTCTACTGATTCTCTTAGCTTCTTAGCTCTATCAGCTCTTCCATAAGGATAGGCATACATAGGAGTAGCCATAACCATATTGGTCATAGTAAGAGCATCGTGCATATCTTCTACCCAATAATCATAGACCTCTACGTCACTGTTAAGCATACAAATATACTCTCCTTCTGCCATCTCTATTCCCTTATTCCATGCCTTAGCTACTCCCTCGTTTTTGTCAAAGCGGAAATACTTATCTACAGCTTGTTGGAAGTTCTCGGTAGCACTTGCTAAATCTACAGTTGAAGCATTGTCTATAATAATAATCTCATATGGTTTGTTGGTAAAATATCTTACACAGCCGATACAATTACCAGTGTAATGTGCATTGGCATAGTCTAGGTTTCTGATTGGGATAATGATTGAAGTCAGTCCTGGTGTCATTGGCTTAAAAAGATTTTATTATAACTATTAGCAAATTTAAGTAGTTCTATCTGGGTTCGATTAGCAAAAGCATCTAGATCTTTAGCAAGACATTTACCACCAGCACCACGTTTGTTATTCCCGTCAAATATTCTTAGATGGTTTTTACCTATCCATTTACGCTTATACATCGCCTCTTTGATAACTTCATAATTCATGCCCCATTTCATACAGTAATCAAATAACAGATTAGCATAAACTACTTTTAGGGCATAAAAAGAGTTAATAGCATACTTAATTGTTTCAGAAGTCATGGTATCGGTTTTGATAATATCCACACTCCCCCTAAATCTAGCCCTATACAGAGCCTCTACATCTTCTATGTAGTTAGTTTGTTCTCCTCCTATAACTATTAAATCTGGGTGTTCACTATCTTCTTGCCAAGTAGCTTCGGTCAGAAACTCTGGATTGTGGATAATAGCATTAGTCCCACAATTTTCTATCAGTCGCTTACAAGTACCAGGAAGTACGGTAGATCTGATAATAAAGACCTTTTGTCCACCACCTAAATCTAATATCTGTTTGATTAGAGCTTCAATTTCCTCTACACCTTTTTGTTCTCCTTGTTCTGTAGGAGTAGGAATACTAATAAAGACATAGCGTTTTCTTTGAGCTATGTCTTTTAAGGTAAGAGTACTTTCCTTTAAGTCAAAGTAGTCTTTGATACCGAAGGTATTGGCTGTAGCCTTCCCAACCATTCCATAACCTAAAATTACTGCATTATCCATATATAATTGGTTCTAACTCTTTTTTAAATACTGTCTCTAAACTACGTTCCTTTCTTGTTCTAATCTGCATAGCCATGGCAATATCATTTTTAAGTCTATTGACAATCATTCCTGCTGTATCTTTATGATAAGACTTCTCGTAGTGTTTGCGTTCTTCTGGAGAGACGTTAGCTGGTCCGTATTCTGTACCAGTGTGTCTACCTTCTCCCATAGCTTCGTTATATCCAGCAAATATATCCCAATTACTTGAGTACTTCCTAAAGATAGCACTATCTCCGAATATATCCCTAAATGGAGGAAAATCTTGATTTAAGACAATCACATTCTTGGTTAAAGCAGCTTCTTGAGTGATGTAGGAATAAGACTCAGATACAGAGGGCATAATAAAAACATTACTCATACGCATAAGAGCCAATACATTGTCATGCTTTATACCCACTCTCCATTCCTCACAGAACTCGCTGGTAAAGGCTAACTCTTGAGGAGATAGACCGTAATCTATTCCAAGGTTTTTAAGTTCATCTCTGTAAGTAACTTTATCACCACCACTGGAGTGAAAATCCACAACAATACATCTCACATCCATTCCCAGTTGTTTGACCATAGCCATTGTCTTGATAACATGTTGTACTTGTTTACCCCTGTCTAGTCTAATCGGATAAATAGCAATCGCATCAGCGTTATAGACATCACGTTTCTGGATAAACTCTTTTAACTTCTGGTCTTTAACTCCATAAATCTCATCTAGGTCACAAGGATGATGTACTGTTCTTACCTTAGACACATCTACATTAAAGTTCTTGGCAATAATGTCTTTAGAGATGTCGTTAAAGAACACATAATAAGAGTTGGGAAAGGGTTTACGCATTAACTCTAGGTATTGGTCGGTAAATATACCCATTAAAGAATTAAGCGTAATAGGGGGTGTTGCAGAGTTAATCCAGTGTAGCCATCTGACATTGGGTAACTTGTCTACGATTGATCTAGCTGCCATTTGGTATTTAAGTTCGGAAGGTTTGTAGACTATATCTTGAGTGATACACACATCCACATCTGATAGGTAAGTTAATAGCTTATCAGCAATACTCTTGACATCATCGTCAAAGGTTTCATCTTTTTTAACTTCATTGTGACAAGGGACATTGGGTACTTTACATAGTTCTACCTCTGGTAAAGCAAAAGCCTCCATTGGTTGGAAGCTCTCTGATACTATTACTTTAGGTTTATAACCATGTCTAACCAGCATTTTAATCTGGTCATTGGCTACTCTAATAAGGGAATAACATTCGTCAAAATTAAAAAAATTAGTAAATATACATATTTTTTTATTAGTATCCATAGTTTCTCCTTACTCCAGTTAATTCCATAGATAAATGTTCTCCATTACTGGAATATAATATTAGATTTTCTATTCTATTATCATTTCTAATTCCATTAGCATGATGTACTACCTCTTTTATTGTTAAATATCTACCAAGATATTTTTCCATTACTAACCGATGCTCTAATACATATTTTCTGTTATCTCTATTTGGATGATTTGGAGAATATATCCACACATAACCAGAACTATGATTAACCCTACCATTTTTATATCCCATCATATGCCCTTTTTTAAATGCGGTTTTCGGAACTAAACCAGTCTTTTTTCCTTTATGCCAAGGAATAAAACCTTTTGAAAATTGATATTTTTTTAACCAAGGAGCTTTTTTATGTTTGAAGTAACAAGCTCTACATTGAATAGAGCCTTTAGAAACTTTCGTTCCACAATATTTGCAATTAGTAAATACGCAGACTTTTTTAGTAATTGGAACCTCGTTCATAGCTGTATTATAGCACAACTAGCTATTATATTCAATTACTAAACTGTAGCTACACAAACTGATTCCAGAAAATCTGGAGTATCGGCTACGATATATAGTCCATTAGGAAAAGGAATTGCTGCTGTAAAAGACAGGCTATGAGAACCGCTAGAAGCATCTGCTTCCGCCTCCCATAAGACTGTTCCAGCTACACTTCCATCCCTAAAGGTTACATTTACATCTCCGCCCTTGGCAGTAACTGTAAATGCCGATAGGTTGCAAGCAGTTGATACTGCTGCCCCATTTGCTGTAACACGAACTGGTGTACCAATAGATTGATTCATATATTCTCCTTATTAAAATTGTCCAGGGGTTACTCCCCTAACTTTTTTTTGCATCATGCCAGAATCAACTACATCCGCTTCTAAACCTCCACCATACCAATTATCTTTGTCTCCCTTGCTAGTATCTGGTATGCCTTCCTGTTCTTCTATGCTTTTTGTTCTGGGAGCTACTGCCTGTCCAGTTACTGGTTGAGCTGTAGGAATCCCATCTACTTCTTGTTGAATTTCTTTAGTTACTTTATGCTTGGCTGCAATATGTCCATCCAGTCTTTCCTGGCTGTCGGTAACATAATTACAGTTTTTAAAAGTGCAAGCATATTTGGCTTCAATTCTTTTTTTAACATCTGCAATATCTTTGGGTTGAACTTCCTCTAAGAAACCATATTTCTTGAGTAGATATTGAGCCATTTGTTCATCATACGCATAAATGGTATTAACTTCATGTTTCCATTTAGCTTGAGCATAGCGTTCATTAATTTCAGAACCATTACGGGGATTATAGATTATAACCTTATCCATAAAGTCCTCCTTTCTTTATTTACTAAGCGAACTGTAGTCCATACCAGCTAGTGCCAATATAGATTTTTAATACATTTCTGGTTGTATCATAGTACATCTGATATTGTTCTGGACCATGTGGTGCAGTTGATGCACTATAGATTTTACCCGCAAATGCTGCAAAGTGTGTTGCCATATTATGATGTAGTAGTTGAAGTTGAGGTAGTAGTTAAATGTGTTTCTACCCACTGACTTCCACTATATATTCCTAATTTTAAGTTGGTCGTATCTAAATACATATCTCCTGCTGCTAATCCTGCTGCATCACTATCTGTTGGTCTTGTACCAGCTACTTGTCTAATGTTTCCAGTAAAACCAGTAACTGTTGTATGTGTTTTAGTTAAATCACTCATATTTATACGGTAGTACTCGTACTTGTACTAGTAGTTGTGGTACTAGTTGAAGTAGTAGTAGTACTTGTTGAACTTGATGTACTGGTTGTTGTCGTTGTGCTAGTACTGGTTGTCGTAGTTGATGTAGAGGTTGTGGTTGTTGATGTAGAGGTTGTGGTTGTACTAGTACTAGAACTACTAGATGTACTTGTACTTGTAGATGTACTAGTAGAAGTAGAAGTAGAAGTAAATCCTGCTTTTACCCAACTAGTTCCGTTATACCTGTATAAATCATAGGTATCTGTATCAAAATACATATCACCTTCTACTGGGTCATCTATAGCTGCTGATTGGACTATCACTCTGCCTGCGAAATTTTGATATTTTGTCATATTCGTCTAAGACAAGGGGAGTTTTTTAGGCTCCCCTTGTCGTTATTACTACGATGAATAAGCTCCAGCGTCTCCTTTAGAACCCCAGACACCTCTCCAATCAGACCATCCGTTTGAGAAACGGGTTCTGGTTTTGAATAGTGCCATACCAGTATCAAAGGCAACATCCTGTTTAAATTCTGGTTTAACTCTCCAGAACCAATTCAGTTTGTGCTGTCTGGTATCTAACAAAAACCACATCGTGTTATTGAGGGTCAAATACTCCCATGCAATAACCTTAAACATTCCCTGATAGATATTGGTATCATTATCAGCTGTACCAGAACGTAAGTTGGAACCTGTAATTATCTTGGCTGTTTTCTCCAAGTCAATAGGAACCACTAACGTATTTGGCATTACCTGAATACGCATACCTTTATCATCTAACTGTTCTCTAAAAGCAATCCTGGCTGTTTCCAGATTGGATTCAGTTAGAGTAATACCAGTAGTACTGGCATTAGATTGAGTAGAACCACCATCGCTTCTCGGATGAATGGTTGAACACAAAGGAACAGCATCTCCACCAGTATAAGAGGTGCTAAAAGCCCGATTAAACACGTTGGCTGCTGAATACTCAGTAGTCCTACGAGCTGCTCTAGCCAGTTGAGCTGGCTTGCCTTTAATCACATTATATTGGTCATCCTCTACCATTTCCTCTGATACTTTAAATCCCTTGGTGTATTTCTGATGTGTATAAGTCACATCATACATTTGTACTGGATCTTCGTAATCTACTGAAGCACCTTCTGTGGTGAGTTGTAAAAGACCGAATCCAGATACACCGCTGTCTTTTTCATCTTGTTTAGAAGATGAATTGACATGGAAAATCTGAGGAAAGATAAGAGGCATTTCCTCGAAAGCATCATTGTAGATTTCTCTGAAGCCTGGCTCCAAGAGATCTCCGAATGTGGAACGATAACTTGCCATATATCCTCCTTAATAAACTTTATTAATACCCGTCACTAGGCTTCGGGTTCATAAGCATTTAACTGTGATCTAGCAATCTTAACAATACATTTGCTAGCATCCTCATCACCATCTGGGTCTAACTTTACAATATAGACCTGACCGATTGTAGCAGAGGTTTCACTCTCATCTACTTGGTCATGGTCAGCTAATACTGTAAATAAGTTACAATCTCCAGGATTGGTGAAATCACCATCTGAATCGTTGTACCAAAGGGCATTTTCATCAGCCACTACTAAAGCACAGACCTTTTTATCAGTCATGTTGTCAGATGCTGCTACATAGGTTTTAGAACTGGATGTCCAAGTCCCATCATAATTAGATGTACTTGTATTATCCAAATCAATTCCGTTTGCATCAACAATTCCGACTACTACTCCTAATATAAGAGTAGAATTAGTAGCTCTGGTGATACCACTAGCATCGTTGTAAACCATGTCTCCAACTTTAACAGTTGCAGAGTTTTTGATTGCACATTTTAGAGTTACAGGGTTATCAGCTCCATTAAGCTGTCCCCGATATTCAAAACCTGCCATATATACCTCCTTATTTATTAATTTCTAACTTATTCTTCAGGTATTTCTCCTCGGAAACACCCAGTTTTTGGGCTATAGATTTTTCGTGTTCCGTCAGTTTATTTCTATCTGATTTCCCACTACTGGCATAAGAAATACTGCCGATAGAGGCTACATCAGGAGATTCCTCTCCCCTGTCCACAAGTTTGTCCTTATTAGCAAGCCAATATGCGTTTTCCAGCATCTTGGGTAATTTGCTAATAGAAACTTCAGAAATTATTTGCCCTACAGACTTACTTCCTCCTGGATCAAGCATCTCTGCCAGCTCTTGTGATACTTTCTTCATCAACTCATTTCTGTCATCTGGCTTCATCTCATGGATGCCATGTTCCTTTTGAAAGTCAGTAATAATCCTACTTTCTTCATGTTTCCGAAGTTCAGTCACCCTTGGGTCAGACTTAACCTCTCCGTCACCATCAGATGGTTTTGCATATAGAGTGGTAATTTCTCTCTCTAGCATTTTATACAGTTCTGGGTTCTTGGCTATTGCCTGATTCAGAATTTCCCTTTCCTGTAAATACTGTCGAGCATTTTTAACCTCGTCTGTATGTTCACCATACTTTTTCTCCAGTTCACTATACATCTTGACTATTTCTTCTGGAGATTTTCCCTGGAATTTTTCTGGGATATTTGAAGGTGCTTGAGCTGATTCAGCTTTACCAGTCGGCTCCACAACTGGGGCTTTTTCTTCAACTTTTTCTGACTTAACGTCAGGAGTTTGTTCATCTGTCATATTTACCTCCTTGGGCCCTTGTTTGGGTTATCCATATAAAAAGGCTCCTAAATGGAACCTCGTCTTTAGTATTATATAAATTTAATGTAATGTCAAGTTAATATTTCCAATAAGGTTCTAATTCCTCATCAGAATAATAAGTCGTCATTCTATCTTTAAGTAATCGATTAAGATTATCCATTGAGCCCCATGTTCCCTCACGCTTTCCCCACCTTCCCAATCCCTGATTCTCGGTAGCTATCTTTGCTACTAATCTAGCAGAATCAGTAGCTGAATAGGGGTCAAATCCATCCCAAGCTATTTCTTCTAAAGTAGTTGGTTCCCATTGATGATAACCCTGACCTGGGCCACCAGATAATTGATCGAGAAATTGAGTTCCACTAGTTTCTATTCCAGATAAATCCATATTCATATTTCTAGGAAAACCAAATTCTTCTTCTGCAATTTTAGTTCCAGATAAAAGAGCTTCATAACCTTTGGGATTTTGTCTTTTCCAATAATCCCAATCCTGATGTCTATGTGCTTCTGGCATAGGTGTTGGTGTGGGAGTAGGAGTAGGAACTGGAGTGGGTTGATTTTCAGCCAATGGATTAAGAAGTGGAGCACTCTGAACATCTTTAATTCCGAATAATTGTCTTATTAAATCTAATATGTTCATTTTGATCTCGCTTCCCTTTGTTCCATTTCTTTCTCGGCATTGATAAGCAAAGCCCGAAATAGAACTGCTAGAGAAATACGCCCCCTTCTAAAAGACTGTTCTATACTATTATTAATCATGCTATCCATTGAAGCTACTCCGCCAGCACTATCTAATATTTTTTTCATGTCCATGTTCTTTAACATATCTAAAACCTGTAGGACTGGTTCTACTAATTCATTCTTCTGGTTTAACTCATACAAAGCCTTAACATGTTTGGCTTCAATGTTTTTTAGAATTAAGATAGCTTCTGTTAGTTTTGGTTTAGCCATTTCCTAGGGCACGACCCATTGGGACTTGTCCTCCTCCTTGTATCATGTTGGGATTAATCTGGGAAGCCATGCCCATGCCAGTGGAGGAGGCGGGGAAAGGACTAGATGAGGCAGCCTGCCCAACTTTCCCCATCTGCGGTGTCCCACCCTGCTCTCCACCTCTGGCATTGATGGCTTCTGTCTCACCGATAGCATGTGTTAAAAGACGCAAGTAGGCTTCTTCTGGAGCCTGTTTCATATTCTGTGAACGTAAAAACTCAGCATGTAGTTGAGTATGTGCTGGAGAAGCATAGGGAGTACCCATTGGCGGAATGGGTTTACCCTGTAAAACCATTTCATTCTCCTGTCCAGCTAAGTCAATCATCATCTCTAAACGATTATTCTCTACTGATTGCTGTTGGGCAAATTCTTCCCGTTTAAGTTCGGCTGGATTTAAGTCGTTAGCTTCCACCAGAGTATCAGCAATCTTTTCTGGGTCATAATTAGTAATGCCTGCGGTTGCTAGTGGCATTAACCTGTCAAACATTTCCTGGGTCTTAGATTGCATCAGGGGCTTAGATAGTGGTAAATTGGCTCCTGCATCAAACTTAATATCAAATCCCCCGACTGCTACAGGCATAAAATATTCTGGTCTTAGTTCAAAGAAAGAAAAACCACTTGCCTTTCTTTCTCTAAACTCACCCTTCTGATCAGGGAAGATTTCAATTCCATCTAAACGGATTTGTTTAAATTCTTTCTTATACATATCTCCATTTCTAACCTCTAACATATTGGAGTTCATTAGGCGATTAATTTCCCGTTTAAAGTGTTCTGTTCTAGTATCTCCTACAATCTTTTCCAGCTTGGGTTGAGAATAGAACTGTAAGATGTTAGATACTCTCATCCTGCCAATGTCGGTAAGAAATTCCTTTTCCACATTACTGATTTTCATTCTGATACGTTTTAAAGTTGATTCTTTTAAGATGGCTGCCTCCGTTGCTGTAGAGGGAGTTTTCTGTAAAGCCTGGAAGCGGTCATCCACACCAGTTACCCTAACCGAATCCTCGTTAATAGCTTTAAAAGTCCTCTCCACCGATAGGGGAATATCATTATATTCCAATGGTCTGACGTTTTTGGGGTCATCTACTGGAATAATGCCATGAGGTCTGGCAATTAAATCCTCATCGTTTAACATGGTATTTTGGTTGACTAGGAAAGATTTATCTATGTCTAGGTGATTGCGGTCTATTACCATTCTTCTTAATGTGTTTAACTCGTCTTGGATAGATTCCAATAGTTCTGGTTCTCCTTTGCCATAGAACCTGTCTAATCTATTAACGTCAACTGCCCTGGCAAAAGGTAATTGCTTATGTTTAAAGATATTTGGTCCCATGCGTAAGACTACATCATTGGCTACAATCACCAGTAAATCTTCTGGAGACCTAGCCCAATACCATAAAACTTCTACATCTTCCTTGTTATCATAAGTTCCATCTGGTTTATAAAATTGGTAATAATTAGTATCTCCACCTGGCTTGACAAATCTGAAGTTTCCTAGATGATTCCACACTGGTCCAGAGAAGAAAGTCTTAGCATCCCGATAGTTCATCACATATCTACGAATAATATCACGACATTTATGTGGTCCCCGATTTACTTCCCTACCCTTCTCATCTTTATAAATATCCCAAGGAGAAACATACTCCATCATGCAGTCATCAAACTCATAAACTTCTCTCTCATCAGAAATAATCTCCCTTTGTCGTTGTTCCTTGGTCTTGTTACCCATCTTAATAATATCCCTTACCATTCTGCGGTCTTTTAAGTAATACTCTTGTGCCAGTCCAGTTCCATAAATCAAGGCTGATTTAATCACTTTAGCCAGTTCCGAATCTCCATTTCCCACATCCCAGGTATAGTCAAATATGTGTCCCATTATCATGGCTTTGTTCTGGTCCTCTGGTCCTCTGGGTAAAATTAAAGGTCTAGGATTCTGGTCAACCATTTCAGATAAAATAGATTCTACTACTGAAGTAGTTAGGGGAATAAAATAATTAGATTGCCACTCGTCATCGCTGCGTTCTTCACGATAAGCCTCCCAAGCCTTTTCCGCATTAGTCCAGACTGTCTCAGCCTTAGTGCGTTCTTCACTGTCTTTCATCTCCAAATACCGCTTATAAACCCATTCACGCATGTTCTGTTCTTTTTCATCTGGTTTATAGATTTTATTTATCGGGGGGTTTTTAAGTTCTATATCAGGCATAATGTTAATAGAGGAACCTCATCTCCTTTTATAATAATACATTTTATTCTAAATGTATAGTGTTTATGAATAAAGATATTTGTGTTTATGAATAGTGACTTTCTTTCTGGGTGGATAAATTATATCTAATAAATAGGAGGTGGAATCAATTACATCATCGTGTTTCCCCCTGGGAAACCGCATCAATTCATCCTCCAACTCGTTAATAAAAGCAGTTATCTTAGCATGATGGATTTTGCCATTAGCATACAGTGGCTGCAATCCTTTAATCCGCTGGTCTTTACTTCTATTCTGTGGTTTGACCTGGGTAATTGGTAGATAAATCTGCCTCCTGTTCATTTCTTCGTTAATATAATACTGGAGAGCTTTCTGGTAGGCTACATCTTCAATGGCTATTGATTGGGGATGATACTGTTCCCAAATAGTAAACAGTTCTTCAATGATTTGACTGGGGGTCAGCCTCATACGCACAATCTTGCGGATATAGATATTAGAAAACATATCTACTGAAGCTACTACAATAGCAGTATAGTCAGCATCTTTTTCCAGCGAAATGGCTGGGTCAACAGTGACAAAATGATTTAACTGTAAGCCTCTTAGATCAGCTGGTTCGTAATATTTAAACCAATCACGCCTGAAGGTTGCATCTTCTTCGGGGATTGGTTCGTTAAGATACTGAGTTGAAAAAATATAGGGGCCCTGATGTTTATATAACTCTAAAAGATGTTTATGGGTAAACTTAGCAGGAAATAAAGCCTTGAAGTCAGCTCCTGTATGCAAATCACCCTCATAGGCTCTACGGATAAATACCTGAAACTTGTCAGCTACATTGTTATCCTTATCCATTATCCAGCCATATAAGTCTCTATCATGCCAACGGGTTCCAATCACAATCAGTTCTCCGCCTGGCTCTAATAAGTTTAGACACTCCTTATAAAAGTTAATCGTCTTTTGAATCTGGTCAGCAGTGTTGACATAATCCTGATTAACCAAATCATCCATAATAATAATGTCATAGTGCTGGCTCGTTAGATTAGATTCCAGTCCCATCGCTGTGACAGTTGGTTCTTTAGCAGCACCCAGGGGTTTT